GCCCTCTGCTTACCCCATTCATACTTGGTTGAAGACCATGCCACCATTTCCGCCTTGCGCCTTGAAAACTTCGAGAATGGGTATGCCGGCATACGGTTGAAAGAATAGAATTTGTGTTTTAATGACCGGTCACTCGCAATGTACTCTTTATCTTCTTCGTATTGAGAGTGATATGCCCCAGTAGGCGACCAGGCCCACCGCATAGCCCAGTAGTCTTCCCACAAGGTTCTCTTGGGCTTGGCACCTCTATCGCGAATTTGTTGGAATAGTAGTACAGCTCTAGAAAACACTTCTGCTTCGTTGACGTTACATAAATTAGGGTTGGTCCTGTTTTCATGCTCCTGCGACCAGTTCACTGCCCCTAAACCCCTATTAACTAAAACTTCAAACTCAAAGAAAGGAGTCAAGTCGATACTAACATTATTTTGAAGAGCTTTGAGCCTAAGAGAAAATTCATCTTTAATTTTCTTTGCAAACTGCTCTATACTTTGAAATTTCCATGTCCAGATAGAACTTTTTGAAATTAGATCAGCAATATGCTCAGGCAAACTAGCAGTCCAAGTAAGTAACCCGACAAAGAGCGCTTCTTGCATACCCAAGCTACTTAAAGTATTAATTAGTTGTAAAATCCAGGTCCTGCCCTTTGACGTAAAGAAGTCTAATCCAAGTTTCCTTACTTCATAGATAGAGACATGTCTAAGATGTGCTGAAGATACTCGAGAGGTCGGGGGTTCAGCGGACCCATCAAGCCACCTCTTTACTAGCGAATTGGGCCTATATACATAATTAACTTTCCTATCCCCAGCATGCGTTAGATGTAGGGCATATCTGAGTATCTCACCCCTAGTTACATATCCATATGAAAAAAGGTTTGGACCGAATTGAATCCTAGATAGCCTCAAATTGTGAGGTTCATTCAGACATCGGAAATCATAATTATTGTCTAAATAAAGTAAAGTGAGATTTAAACTGAATACCGGTTGACATAATAAAGGTACTGAAACGCCTTCTAGATTATAATGATAAGTCCCTGTCGTACATACACCAGGTATGATATCGTACAGGTTGTGTGTTGAATAATCAAAAGGCACAGAAATAATTGAATGATCAGTCACAATCACTGATGTAGGAAAAGATATATTTTTATAAGAATGTCGTTTTTTAAATTTCTGTTTATTAACTACTTTA